TTACATTCTTCCATTCCATCTTCATTCAATGGTTCTATTTCCTGATATTCACCAATCCAATATGTTTCAGGAATATCAGAAGTCCATTCCATGAATTCATAGGAAATGTTCAATGATTCCATCAGGTTATTCACATAATTAAGACCTTCAACTGTCATTATCAAACACCCCCAAAATATCTTTCAGCAACAGACTGAATCTTCCCTTCTGTTGCAGTAAATGCTTTATACAAAGGTCTGTTTGCTGTTTTACCATTGGTATAATAAGCATTCAGTCCTTTCTTTCTCATAATAGCAACAACTCTTTTTGCTTCTTCCTTGGTGTATGTCTTCCCACCTTTTGGTGCTTGTGGTTTTCCACCTGTGTCAACAAAGACCCAATAACCTTTTCTGCCACCACCCTTGATTGAATGTTCACCTGTTCCAAATTCTTCATAGATTGCATTCCAATAATCTGAACCAATGTGAACTGCAAGTGCATCTTCATCAACTTTGTATTGATAAGAACCTGCTGTCTGTGATGTCTTTCTTCTGCTGCTTCTCTGTGCCTGTGACCTGATTTCACCACCAATTTCATGAAGAAAAGCAATTGCTTTATCTTTCAGTGCTGTTTTCACGTCCACTGAATAACTATGGAATTCTACATTCTTAGACACCTAAACCACCCCCAACATATTGAAGCATGATTTCCAAGTGTTGATGCATTCCCATAGGGTCATCAATCATTAAGATGTGATATTCAATCCCATCAATAATCATTCTTGCATTTTCAGATGTTGCATCAATCTTTGTTTCATCCTGTTCTGATTGAATCACACCTGTTTTCAGATTGAATGGATTCCAAACCCATTTCTTTGAAAGATTCCTGAAGGATTTAAAATCACAGATGAAAATGTGTGTGGATGACTGCACCTTTGCACTGTATTCACTAATGTCATTCTGACCATTGGATAAGTCCAACCAACCTTTCAGTGATGTGACATCCATCCACACATGTTCTTTTTCACCAATAATGTTCTTTTTCCCTTCATCTTTCACCTGAATCAATGCAGTTGTATTTCCACCAACTGATATCATCAGAATCTTGCTTTCATGTAAGGTTTTAAAAAACCAAGTAAGGAAACAGGATATCCCATCACTTGGTTATTTGCATCGTAATCAACATAGGTCACAGAATGTCTTGACAGTGATTCAGATTTAATTCCAACCTTATCACGCATATCAACTTCATATTTCAGAAGATTGATGATTCCAACCTGAATATCTTCAGGATAGACAACTTTTGTGACCATGTTGGAATCAACAGTGAACACTTCTTTGTCAAGTCTTATGAAGTTCTTACCAACTTCAGTGACCACATACAGTCCATCATTCACTTCTGATTCTGAAATCTGAATGGTGTCACCCACTCTGATGAATGGATGACCACCAAAGATTCTGTCACCAAGACTGTTTCCTATGAATCTGATGCTTCTGTTCTGAAAATTGTTATTGGTGTACTTCCTGATAAGAAGTTCCAATGCATTCAGCTTCTTTTGAAGAATCTTTGTGTCCTGCCCTATGAAATCAGGCATGGACACAATATCATCAACTGATATAATCATCAGATTCACCGCCTTTCTTTACTTAGGCAGTAGGTGTGACTGCTGTTTTAAGAATAACAACCTTTGCTTCATTTGTAAGTGCAGGCATACCATGTGCAGTACATACAATTTCATCACCAACACCAATGTGTCTTTCATGCTCTACCAAATTACCTTTCTTTAAGAAATAAGTAATTGCAGACATGTCATCTTCTGTTTCTGCATCATTGTTTAATTTGATGATTGGATTGAAGTATGCAGGTGTGCTGACTGCTGTGACCATATCATTTTCTTTAACAAATGGAAGGGATTTCTTAACTTCTGCAATATTAGAAGAAGTTACCTTTGTAGAACCACCCATCTTATACCATGTGTCAAACTTTGGTACTTTATTTGATACAACAACATCACATCCTGCAATCTTACCAATTGCACCACTAACCATGACACCATCAGAATATTTATTTTTATCAATGAAGTCAGGGTCTTTTCTTAACTGTGTCTTCTGTTTAGAATGGATAAGAATGACTTTCTTGCTGTCTTCTTCTTCACCAAATACATCAACACCTTCAACAATTGCATTGTAAGAAATTGCACCTGCTGTTGCGTCACAAATATTTTTAGATTCAATAAGAACATTAACTCTGTCATTGTCTAATTTTTCAGAAATAGACATTGCAATCTGATTTGTTGCAGTTCCCATTGGGTTTCCATAACCTGACATCTGTGCTTCATCTGTAAGCATTACACCTTTACCGATTTTCTTAACACCATACTGTGCTGTTGTGAATGCCATCTTTGTAGAATCAATCTTTTCACCTTCCTGAAGGTCTTTTGCTTCTCCAATATAACCCCATTTAGGAACTGTTACAGTTGAACCTGCCTGTCCACTTAAAGTGTTGTCAACTTTGATATAGCCTGACATAACAGCTTTCTTTTCAACTTTTGCGTTAATCATATCTGACACAACCTGTGGGTCAAATACATCACCATTTACTAATGTTGTAGTTTTGCTTAAATCTGCCATAATTTCACCTTTAACCTTTCTTAATCATTTACTAATGTTGTATATAATTCAGGATTTTCTTCTTTTAACTTCACCCTTGATGCATATCCCATCTTTTTGAAGTCTTCTTTTGTGACTGTTGGAACATCTTCTTCATGCTTTTCAAGTTTCTTTTCTTCAATTTTCTTCTGTGTAGAAGATTCAAACTGACTTGGAAACTGTGTTTTCAATCCTTTCAACTTGTCATCAAGACCTTTGACCTGACCATCTTCACCAAGTTCAGGTTTCCAATCACTGTCATGATTCATTTTATAAATCAGATAATCAATGTCGGTTGCCTTTGCACCTGCTGAAAGAAGACCAATCTTCAGTGCAGATTCTGTCTTTGCTTCCTGAAGTTCTTCCTGCTGTTTCTGAATAGTTGCTTCATACTCTGTGATTTTATTCTGAACAGCTTCTTGACCCTTTGTTGCTTTCTGTAAGTCAGCAATAAGTTTCTGACTTTCTGCATCCTTTGCAACCATTGCATCATGGTCAGTCTTTAATTTTCCATACCTTACATCAAGGTTTTCTTCTGATGCAGTGAAGATTTTGTTCTGTTTCATAGCATCAAGAATTCCTTTGACCTGTTCATCAGTCAAGTTCTGTGCTTTCAATAATTCCTGTAATGTCATTGTTATATTCCTTCCTTTCACATTTACAATTTTTACAAGTTATGTCTTGGATGTGACTGTCAGTCACTGATGTTTTACATGGTCACCCATGAAAATGACATAAAAATAAAGCAGTTTAATGTCTTACTTAGGACATAATAAAAACACCCTGTTTCCAAGGGGTTTCAATTACTGTGTTCTGTCTTTGAAGAATTCCTTCCAATATGGATTTTCATCATCAAAGATTTTCTTTTGTTCTGATG